TATTATTTTCGACACTTCAAAGATAGTAATTGTTTTTATATTATCAAAATAAATTAGTTTTGTTCTGCCTGTTCATTTTCGTTTCTTCGCGCGATCTCTCTGCGGTACTTTACACGTATCTCTGCGGACTTTGCACTCTCAGGATGCTCGACTAACTGCCATTTTGAACCGCATCTCATCTCACGGACAACACATTCAGTATCCGGAGCAGCAACCCAGACCCACTCGTTGCCCTGCTTTATTAGGTTGCCACGAAGTAAAACGTAGCGAAGTCTTTCCCGTAGAGGTCTCATTAGAATAGTTTTTGTTGCATACGGTGATATTCAAACCGCTTTAAGGCAGCCATATAATAGTCAGCATCTATCTCACAGCCCACAAAATCAAAGCCCCCATCAAAGGCTGCTATTGCTGACGAGCCACTGCCAAGATGTGTGTCAAGTATCCTGTCTCCCTCTTTGGCGTAGTTCTTTAAGAGCCATTTGTAAAGGCGGATGGGTTTTTGGCATGGGTTAATCTTCCCATGATAGTCGCCTTTGGCAAGTGGGTCGTGTTTGAATATCCGTGCATTTACATCAAAGGAGGTCCATGCAAATTCACACTCGGCATAAGTGCGGTTCTTAAATCCCTCTCCCTTATCCCAAATGATAAAGCCCCTTGTTGGTCTAAGCGGGAAGTAGTTGCCACCCCAAATTATTTGCTCTTTACTTACCCTAAATAGCTGTTCAAAATATCCTGGCGGGGGTATACCATTATCCCATTCCTTCTTAACAAAGTTATTAAAGCCCTTATACCCCACATTGCCCCCATCCATGCCTATTCCATACGGCGGGTCACAAATGGCAAGTTCAAACGCCTTGTCGGGCAGCGTTGCCATGTATGCCATGCAGTCAATGTTTAATAGTTCTACCATCAGTTCTGCGTTGATTGTTCAATTTCTCTGCGTTTATTTATCTCTCTCAAATACTTAGCCCTGATTTTGTCAGCTTCTGCACTCTCCGCCCGTGTGACCAGGGTTTCAATCTCCATCATCAGGATTAAGTTCTTTGCCAACTGCCGTGCCATGCGACGGGAGAGGCGGGGCTTAAAAAACAGGTTCAGTTTCATAATAGTTATTTATTGTCAGGTCTGGTTGTGCGCGATATTCAGTTATTCGTGTCATGCTTTCGTTGTGGCTAAAAAACTCTGATCCTACATTGCCGTTGCGATGTTTGGCAATGATGACCTCTCCTACGCCCGCTGCCGATACATTACGCCCATCAACAATAGTTTCCTTTTCTCCGTAGTAAGCTGCGCGGTAAAGCAACAAAACAATGTCAGCGTCTTGTTCAATAGCTCCCGATTCCCGAAGATCAGAAAGCATTGGTTTCTTATTCCCGCGCTGTTCTACCTGGCGATTAAGTTGAGATAAGGCAATGACAGGAACATTCAGATCGCGAGCCAGCATCTTCAATCCTCGGCTGATCTCAGACAACTCTCCGTCGCGGGTCTTATTTCTGTCAGAACGGACTTTCATCAGTTGAAGATAATCCACAATGATTAAATCACATTTCTTTTCTTTACGTCGCGCCGTTGCAAAGGCTTCTATTTCGGTCAGGCTTATTGATCCCCGGTCATTAATGATAATATGTTTTGATTTCAGACCGTCAGCTACGTCATAAACTAATCCGCGTTCGCGTTCATCAAGTTTGCCAAGTTTATACCTGATAGCATCAACACCAGAATAACCGACAATTATCCTATCCATTAATCTTTCTCTCGCCATCTCCAATGAGAAAAATATGACTGACTTATTCTGTTCGATAGCACTCTGAACACAAGCCAGAGCAAAGGCCGTTTTCCCTACCGACGGACGGGCGGCAATGATTATCAAATCCGAAGGCTGCCATCCTCCGGTATAATTCGTGAGGTTCGGAAGCGGTGTATTTATGCCTGGGTTCTTACCAATGGCACGTTCTTCAAAAGATATAAGTGATTTAGTTACGGTCTTTTCAGTCGAATAATCTTCAACTCCGCAAAGCCTATTTTCAACAAAGTTTAATTCTTCGGTTATTCTTTCAATGATTTCTTCAGTAGTGCCTAAGTTTACGATATGTGCCGCACTCTCATGAAACCTCCGGACACTTCCCTCTTCAATCAGAATAGAGATATATTCCTGGTAATTAGCCGTAGATGAAAGCTCAGATGAAAGCTCAGTAATATAAACTGCTAATTCTTTACAATGCCTGGTTACGGTTATTATCTCAGGTATAACTCCGTCAGCGATGTTTCTTTGGATAGCATTAAATATCTTCCGGTTCTTGTCATCAACAAAATCAAAAAGCTCCAGACGTGAAACGGCTTCTTTGGCAATCGTCATATCATTGAGCATACAGGATAATATTGCTTGTTCTGGATTCATAGCTTAGGAAGGGGCTTATAATATGCAGGTTCAGATTGCGCGTGTTCGGTTTTAATAAACGCCTTGTCACGAGAAGCCCAGGTCGCTAACCTTCGGCTGATTTCAAATGTCTTTTCTAATTCAAATCTCATCTTTGTTTTGGATTTGTTTGGTTCAGTCCAATAATCACAAAAGGACTTTAGCATATTAACGGGATACTGATTTGAATATTGTTTTACTGATTCTTTAAATTCAGTCTCTCTTTCTTTTAATAAACACTCCTTATTTATATTTATATTTTCATTTTCATTTTCAGAGTTTGCTTGATGTTTTGCTTCGTCTTTTGCTTTAGCAGATTGTGTTTTCTCTCCACCCTTTTTACCAGCTTCAGCACGTTTATTTGATATGCTAAAGTCTTTAACCATACGCTTTTGTATCAATTTATCATCCTCAATCTGTAAAACATCCTCATTTATTAATTCTTCAAGACCAGATTTAATGACATCCAAATCATAAGGCAAACTCTTAATCAACTTTAAAGCAAAATTTTGGATCGTGCTTGAGGTTTGCTTGTCTTTTTGCTTAAGCAAAATCATTCCATAAGGATCAGATTTGTGCATAATACACATTACACGTATATAAACTCCAGTAGCAGAAGCCGAACATTCGATCAGTTTTTCATCAGTTAAAAAATCCTGAACGTAAAGCGGCAAATATGGTTGATCTCTTAACGCCATTGTGTATTGAATTTAGGCTGGTATTTTTTAATTAATTCCTTTTCACGATTACGATATAAATCAACTTCATGAAACCAAAACTCTACACGTTTATATATATTTTGCAAAACTCTTCGCACTTCATGTTTCTCATTGTGTTTTTGTAAATCGGGATGAATCTTTAATTCCATTGGCTATAATTTATAAGCCCCCACAAACAGCAAGCCCCCAGGTGCGTAGGAGTTGAGTTTCTCCAGCCTGAGGGGTGCGTGCCTGTGAGGGCTATTCGTTAAAACTGATTTTAAAGTCATACTCTATTTAATTTCGCTGTGACAAATATACAACTTTATTTCACTTATTCAAAGTCTGGACAAAAATTTTTGATATTCGTCCTCAATACTTGCAATGATCCGGTCACTGGTCAGTTTGTCAGGATACAAAGCCTGGATGACCTCGCTGTATATGAACGGCAATTGCTCACGCACGTAGGCTTCAAAGCGTTTCTGAGACATCCGGCCAAAGGCAATGGAGTGATACTCTATAAACTTCGTGCCGTCCTTAAACTCAAAGACAACATCATAATCGCCTCGTAGGTGTTTGAGAAAAACATAGAACTTATCTTTTGACACTTTTGCTTTAAACGTCTTTGGGAGCCAGTCATAAATGTAACCGATCAGCGAAAAATAAGCACGATGAAAAGTTGCATCACGGCTTGTCACTTCCAAAAGTGAAACCACCTCACCAGGGGCAGTAATGTCAATCAGTTCAATCGCATTTTGATTGAAAGGCAACATACCACCTCCGGTGACAGTGAACTCACAAACCCGTTTAAAATCGGTGTCTTTCATCTCCAGGGTAAATCATCGGTATTACTTATTTTCGGTCCGGCATTTTGCTCTCTCCCTTCTGACTGGCTTTCACCTGTTTGGTCCTCGGGCTTTTTGCCAAGCATCTGAAAGTTCGAAGCAATGATTTCGGTAATATACTTTTTATTACCGTCCTTATCATCATACGATGAATAAGTCACTTTGCCCTCAACATAAAGTAACTGCCCCTTACGGATGTACTTTTCAGCCACTTCAGCGAGATTACCCCAAGCTTTGATGTTATGCCATTGCGTTTCAGTTACTTTCTGTCCTGAATGATCTTTGTAGCTCTCAGATGTAGCCAGCGAGAATGATGCAACTTTCTTGCCTGATCCGGTTGTCCTGATTTCTGGGTCTTTGCCTGTATTGCCAATAAGGTGTACTCTGTTAATCATTTTGTTCGTTATTAGGTTCTTCTTCTAATTCCTCCAACTTATCTTTTTTCTCAATAGTCGGAAGTGTATCATACATTATTTTATCGGCACGGTTCATGTCTTTGCCAAACAGTTTACCGATCTTCTCAGCAGCATCTTTAACGGCATAACTCTCAGCCGCCGGAGCAGCTTTCATTACTGCGTCATTCTTCGTGTGATTCCAGTCCATTGCTCCGGCTCCCTTATCGGTCTGAATCGGTGAAGCCCCGATGCCGTCCTGCCAAAGCATTTCATTTGAGAGAACATCCTGATAGTAAAGCCGGATAGTTACCACGACAGAATTAGCGATAACCTGCACCTGCCTGATCTCGACGTTCCACTTTTTGAATATACGGGTCAGCATATATTCAACTCTCTCAATGGGAAGGTACTTTATACCCTTTGCCATTGGATGTTCCTTCAACCAGGGCTTCGGCGGTTCCTGATTCAGAAGTATATTTACTTCGTTCTGTTGGTTCTTTAGGTCAAGATCACCTGCAACCAACTGGTCATAACTTGGCAGATTTCTCACTGCCGGTGTTGTTTCACTCATAGTTTCAGATTTTATGATTATAGAATACAATCTCTTTCACTGCCCACTTCGGCAGGTTCAGTTCAATGTTGCCGGACTTCCACTCACAGAATACCTGATATCCCGGCCAACGGTTCTGCTCGACACACATCTTGTAGAGCTTCAGAAGCTGCTCATACTCATACCGGCCCTGACCAATGAACTGAGGTGATGCTTCAAAGATATTAAAAGCATACGGTTTACGCTTTTCCTGTGCAATAAAAAAGAAAGTCCACCCACGGCTATCGCCAGTTATCATCTCCATCAGGTCAGAATAAAGAGCAGCCTGAATATGATAATCGTTGTCAGCGGCGGCCCGGGTGAACCCGTCCTCTGAAGCGTCAAACGTTGTCTTCAAATCAATGATGAAGTGCTTGTTTGCCTTTACATAGTCTGGGCGAGCTTTCAGATTTATGTCGCCCTCGCTGGTCTGAAGTGTGCCGGTGATTGAATATTCAGCCTCGCCACCCGAAAGAAGCGCACGACAATAGTAATGCGACATGAGTTTATCCTTCATGTCTTTGATCTTTTGAAAGTCTGACTTCTCTATTGTCTTACGATCTCCGATCAGTCGCATCTCGCTCTCTGCCCACTCTTTGTATTGCTTCGTAGAACGGGGGGATTTAAAACCTTCACCAATCAGCACTTGGTATATTGCGTCATCATCAAATACATAATAATTCTGCTCAAACTTCTCAGGCTCTAAGATGAACGTATGATAGGCTGAACCAAATGCCATCGCATCGGTTTCCACATCCAGTGGTTCATCTTTGTACTGACGATAATGCGCCGGTGACTTTTTCAGATTCTTCAATCCGGAGTATGAGATAAATTCTTCAAGTGAATAATAATCTCTATCAACTTTTACGGGCGTGAACCCTTTGATATATTCGCTTTCCATTACTTTGGTTCTACACTATCAATAAGGATCAATTCACCGCAGGAGTAAGTTCCGGTTCCCTCAAAGGTGAATCCCTCCACCTCGCAGGTCATTATCCGGTACTCTTCCCGTTCGTCTTTATCTTCGTCGATCATGTCGCCCCGTTCCCACTGGTAGGAGGACCAGTTCTTTTCAATCTCAGCGGCAAGTTCCTTGGGGTCTGTATCGCTGAAGTGTCCTTTGCTTTCAAGGTACTTGTCGTAACTTCCGATTGTCATGCTATTTGGTAGGTTCATGATGTTCAGTTTTTGTTTTCAAATGATTTGTTTATTTCTACTGCCTTGATGCGTTTGATAGCACCTGCAACATAATGCTCAAGTTTCAGGTCAATGATATCTTTTCGGTAGATTTCGACAACGGAGTTAAATTCCTGCTCAGTGTCACACTCCATAAGTTCATGGATGATTTCGCGGGCGCGGTCTGCACGTTCGATTGCTTTCTGCTTTGTAAAGTGTGACATTTTATAAGTATTTAAAGATTACACTCCTGCGATCTGTGCGCTGATGCCCGTAACATTTTACGGCGGGTTTGTTGCACCCGTCGGCACCGTTGAAAATACACCCCACGCAACCGTTAGTC